ACGCGGCTTGCCTTTACATTCTTTACAACACCCGGCAGCTTATTTTCTCTACTGACAATAGTATTAATCTCTGCACAGTCATCAACAACTAAATTTACGCCTCGGTTTACAATTTCAAGGTCTTCATACGCGCTCTCATAGCTGCGGTAAGCCTCTCGACTAGGTTCGGTAGTTTTCTCGTAGTAAGGCTGTATAGGGTTGAGTTTTTCTTCCTCAACCTGGGGAGCCCTACCAATTATTCTATCATACCATGCCATGTTTTTCTCGTTGAATCTCTACCCAGCGCATCTGCTTTTTTGCAGTACCTAAACCTGGGTTTCTGCCATACAATTTATGAAGCTCCATATGGTGCTTATGGCAAATGGTAACTGTGTCTTCGTACAGCTCTTTCCAATTGTCTTCGATGAACTCGTCGCGCCAAACAACAATGTACTCATCAGTATAGTGTTCCGGGCGATCTCGTGTCTTTTTCTTTAGCCATTCCCTCAACAAAGGGCTTAGCGTGTAAAAGTGGTGAAAATCGAGTTCTTTATCAGTTCCGCAAATGTGACATTCTGTACCTTTTTCGTACTTTGATTTTGCGCGGTCCCGAATGTACTTGATTGGATCTCTTTTGAGCTTTTTCATTTCTAGTATCCAGAATTATATCGTGGTGAAGGTGGATTGTCAAATACTATTTTTCTTTGGTGATGCTAAAACCCCGTTGAGCTAGTTTCAAAAGAATATAGTGCGTAGCGTAATGCATCTGCCATGTGCGATGCTCGATTATGTTTAGGCTTTTCTTTCGCAAGATTCGGGTTTGGATCCCACTGATATTGATCTAAACAAGAAAGAACCTCTAAGCAACGTTGATCTACTAGTAAATTGTCATTATCTACAATTCCTGCTACCTGTGCAATACCATCTAGCACGGACTTCTTTGCATTTATAGTAGAAATATCATAATTTTGTGCGAAGTCAAATCGAGTTTGCTGGGCTGCGGAATCTATGTAAATATAATCAATGTCATGTTTATTTATAAGATCTCGTATTACAGAAGCGTGTTGTTCTGTGGTTTTTTCTGCATCTAAATATTCATCAAGGATATAGTATTTTTGGTGGTCCCAGTCATAGGCAATTACACAGAATGCAGTAGGATCGCGATACCCTACGTCTAACCCTGCAAATACATCCATGTTAGAAGTGTCTAAGAACTCATTGTTTTCAATACATTGTTCATGGTTGAAATTCCATATTTGACCTTCGTATGTGTTGAAATCTGCTTCGTATTCTTGCCTAAATTCTGCGTCGGACATAGATTTTCTAGCTTCCGATATATCCATCTCAGACATACGCGGATTATCTTTATAAGTAGCTCGTATCGAGCACCACTCTGGAAATTCATCATTGAACCCTCTATCGAAAAATTCAGCAAACCAGTTGTTCCTGCCCCGAGGGGTAGAGATAAAAATAGCCTTAGAGTTATCTTTATCTAGAGTAGGGCGTAGTGCGACATTGAAGGCATCTCTACCGTCTGCTAACGCTGCCTCGTCAAATATGATTAGATCATAGCTACGACCTACACAGGAATCAACCTGGTTGACTGAACCCATACGAACTGTTGAGCCGTTGCTCAACTCAATTACTTTATCTTTTGCATTGTCTTTTGTAACTTCCAAGTCAAAGTGTTTTATAAGATTTCTCTGTAAATCAAAAGAAATCTGAGACAAGGAATAGTTGGGGGACATTATAAGAATGTTAGAACCGGGCACTAATGATACGAGCTGCCCTATGATGTTGGCGATGTATGTTTTGCCTTGCCGCCTTGAAACAGCCGCACAAACAAAGCGATACTTCGGATTATTGATCGCATTTATTATTGCTTTTTGCGAAGGGAGAGCTTCTACTCCCAGCAACTCTAGATACTCGTTGACTGGAAGTTTTAGAAACCTTGCCTCAGATTGTAACTCAAAAATTTCGTCGGAAACTACATCTGCCCGACTGATTTGTATTGCCATGGTTTAGTCCTGCTTGTGACTTGCTCCAAAGTAAAAACTGATTACTGCACTCACCATGCCGCCTAGATATCCTAGAACAAGGTTGATTACAGCTTCACTGTTTGCGTCGGGCGGCTGTAAGGTTACTAAAAATACATAACCTGCAAAAGCTGCTACAGTACCGAGTGCGATTACTCGCGCAGTCCAATCTTTACTATTTCGTTTACGAGCGTCCTGAATATCAGCAGTTTCAAGAGCAAAGATATCTACATCTAACTCTTTCATGCGAGCTTCAAAATTTAGCTCTGCTTTTTTGATTTCTGTTAATTGCTCTGGAGTAGCATTCATCATTGCCTTTTCAAGAGCTTTTGGATCTTGTGCGTTTACGCCAAGAACCTGTGCGATTGCAGTAGCGGCAGTACCTGCAAGAGGTCCGCCGAGTGCTGTAGCAATTGTAGGTGCTACGCTTCCTATAATTCCTGCGATTTTATCGAACTTCATTTATTTTTGCCAAAAGTAGCTTGAGGGCTACGTCTTGCGGCAGATAGAACCAGTAGTACTTCTTGTGCCCGAGCTTTTTCATCTCACTCCAAGGAACAAACTTTTTAGTCCAATTATCTGCCCACTGATCTCCAAAACGAAGAACTGCATGACCGCCTCCGTTCTTCGTAATCACCCTGCGTATCTGAGCTTTGCCAGTACATAGATACCACCAAAACTTCCACATAGATTTGCCACTGATAAGATAAAGAAGTGTGAGAGCATAGTCTTCACAGTCTCCTACATAAGGATGCTCTTTCATAATCTTCCAGTGTTCTTTTTGAGCATACTGGTCGAGGTCATACTTGTATGCCCAGCTCGAGTTGAGTTCTTCGACTTCTTTCTCAAACATTACCACTTCACCTTATCAGCCCAGTATGCTGCGCTCATTTTGCCCTTTGCGATATTCTTCGCATGACGAGCTTTGAAACTCTTACGTTTTGCTTTCATTGCTGCGCTCTCGCCAGCCTTTGGCTTGCCTGCGGTTTTAGCTCCTTTCTGCCCAAATCGAATCGTTTTGATTTTGTCACCTACCTTTGCTACGACAATATGGGACTTCTTTGGGTGTCCTGGTGTACGACGAGGTTTGTTGTACCCTTTTACCCTTGCTCGAGCTAATCGCGGATCACGCTTTTTACCTTTTCTTTTTGCGGCCACTTTTTCTTCTCTTCCGAGCAAACGTTGCTACATTTCTCGGCTTGCCACCCGGATTACCTGCGGCTCTTTTACGTCGTATAGCTGAACGCTTTTGTGCTTTTGTCATTCGTGCGGCTTTGGCTGCTGGAACGCACTTTGGGTATTTGCCTTTCTTGGAAGTTTTTCTTCCGCAGGCTTTATAACCCCCGCCCTTTTTTGGGCGGGAGATATCTACCCATTTTTCTTTGAACCATTTAGTGAGTCCACCGCTTGGTTTAGTAGCCATTACTTTAGATCAGTGCCGCCGTTTCCGCCGCCTTGAGGACCACCCTTACCACCACGACCTTTGAAATACCACCAAGCGCCTACTACTACTGCTGCAATTATAATATATTCCATACTATTTTCCCATGCGGTAACTACCGCCTCGGCTCTTATACGTTTTTACAAGCCATCCATTTGCGTATGCTGAAGGATAAACTTTAAACTTTCGTTTTGCTTCAGCCTTGACTCGTGCGTATAGCTTTTTATTTGTAGGCACGGGTCTCTTCTTTGCCGTCTTGCGCTTACTTTTTCTTTTTACCGCCACGACGCTTTCTCTTCTTGGGCCCGTATGAAACGGAACAAGGCTTACCGTTATGCAATTTTACTAAGTCCATTATTTTTTACCTCGACGCTTCTTGCGAAGAATTGCCATTTGTAATGCTTTTGGCAACTTCTTTTGCTTGGCGGTCAAGCCCATAGACTTTTTCATACGCTTCTTACCTTTCTTTGCGGGTCTTCCACGTTTCTTACCGTAAGTACCTTTACCTGCTGGCATTACTCTTCCTCTGCGAGATCGTCCTCGTCTTCGCCATGATCCTCCATAGCGTCTTCAAAAGATTGGTATACCTGGGGCTTTGTTGCATGTGCCGCGTTATATTGATCAAGTAGTTTTTGTGCAACTTCTCGAGTTACACATACTTCTTCTCGACCTCCTAAGTCTACAACCCATAATTTACCTACTTTTTTTACCATGTTTATCTCATCAGTAATGTAATAATTACTCCTGCAAGGAAAACAATAATGCTTCCACTCGCGGTTATAATACGATTTTCCAACTTCTTTATTCCAACTTCAATATCTTGAAGTCGGTTGAAGGTAGTCTTCCATCGCTCTTCGCACTGCGCTTCGTGCTGTGCCATTTCAACTTCAATTTCTCGTACACGATAGTCCATAGTATCGAGTCGGTCTGCCGCAGCAAGCATCCGTTGTGTGGGGTCATTCTTTTCCATTGAGTAACTTTTCCATGAGCTTACCGTAGTTACCTTGGCCAAAGGGCAGTCCACCATCGTTTATCTGAACATTTGTTTGATTACGAATATTAGTGCTTTCTGCTTTCACAAGTTCGGCTTGGGCTTTTATTTCGTCCATCCGCATTTTGTGTGCCATTGAGAGTAAATCTGCAAGATCCTTTGAAGAATATACGCCAGTTTCTTGGGCTTCTTCGAGTTTACTAGCTATCATTTCATCGAGAACAACGGCAATATTATTTTTATTGCGGTAGCCCATATCTAAATAAACCGTGTCAATATACTTCTTGACTTCTCTTTTATTCAAGACGTCAACTACTTTATTTTCAGGTACGCCCATATACTCACAAACGGCTCTTATATTTCCGTATTGCAAGTAACAATTTGCTACCTCTAATCCTTCGGGGGATATTGTAGTTACTTCTTTAGCCATGGATCAATTCTACATGAGGAGGTCTAAAATGTCAAGAACTATTTTTGTTACCTCAATCTGCGAGTGGGTTGTCCAAGGATTTTTGTACTAGCTCTTCCAAGTCTGCTTCTAAAGTTTCCATCTTGCTCTCGATGCGGTCTTCAAGTAATCTCATTGTATCTCGCACATCTTTCTCTGTTTCTCGGTTGAGTTTTGAAACTTCTCTTAGTCTTTCATCAATATCGTCTTGTACACGTTTCACGCGAGCAGACGTTGCATCTGTAACTCGCTCTATTCGTGTGATATCGTCTCGAAGTGAGTTCTTGATATCACGAGTATACTCGATGGCTTCATCAAGTTTTATTTCTATCTCTGCATTACGAGCTTCTATGGCACCTACATCAATATTCTCTACAATTTCTTTCATATCCATATAGTCTTTGTAGAATTCAAAGCCACCCCAGAGTCCTCCTCCAAGTGTAGAGAGTGCAGTAAGAACGACCATCATTTTGCCGCCCTTGAATGTCATTCCAGCAAATTCAATCTCCGCCATCACTATCTCCTTCAAACTTCAGTGCTCGTAAATTTGCGAGTTCTGCTTTCAACCTCTGTACTTCTAGTCGCTCTCGTTCAAGTGCAAGTTGATACAGTGTATTACAGTTTATTCTTTCTTCTGGTCCGTCAAGTGGTATTGTGATACGAGCATATACACCGACATTTCGATTGTAGTCGTCAAACTGTTGCTGACCTATGATATCATATCCAGGTTGGTCAAGTAGCCCTACAACTCCAAACTCTAAATTTGTAGACGATCCTATTGCGTTTGAGCAGTCTTTGTCTCCAATACGAAAGCGATCGGATTGGTAAGATGACGGAGACTGTGGCAGTGCGAGATTCACGGATTGTGCCCACGCTATGCTCGGAAACAACAATAGAAGCAGTAGTCTCATTTAATCTTTGAACACACCTTTGAAGACACGAGAGATCTCTGTGCAGAGCCTCGCCTCAGCTTTGACTGTGTGCATATAAAAGTAGCTTTGTTCTTGTCTTCTTCACGAATAAATATTTCGATATGGGATCTTCCGAGATAGTCAACTTTCTTTAGATCTCCTCCTGTAGAGATAAAACTTACAGGTTGCATATCTTCGTCAAAAACTTCTACTTTATAGTATCCTACCTCTTGGCGAGCATTCCAAAGAACAACGTGAGTGCTCAATACTCCAGGTATATATGAAGGAGTAAGTTTGGGATAGGTAGGCGTAAGCTCGTGGGCCATTGCTGACCCACTTGCTAGTAGTAAAAGAAGTAAATACTTCATTAGACTGGAATACACTCCGCCTGAACAACTGCTGTGTAGTTGCCCGCTGGCAAAGATTTCGCAAAACCATAGTCTGCTGTAGAAGTAATTTTGAACCAAGTGCTTCCTGCAACGCTCATATTATACTCGTGAGTGTTGTTATAAGTCACTTTGTTCGCATCGTAGTCAGACATCAATGTGTCGGAAACTTCGCTTACGTTTACGTCGCCCGTCCAGTTTACTACGTCATCCAATGCTGGTGCAGAAGTAAAATCTACTGGATATGAAATTACAGCCTTGTAAAAATCTGCTGCAATTACGTCGTATCGAATAACTGGCTGCACACCACCGTTCTGTGGATCAGTAGTAAGCATATTTGGACTTGGGTTTCCGAAGACTCCCAGTGTATCTGTCATAACAATACATTTAGAATCTACAGTACCGTTAATCTCTGTCTGTGCCAGCGCCCCAGTGGCCGCTAACGAAGCTACTGCTGCTGCAAGTACCTTTTTCATTAGTCTCTCCCCCTTACATAAATAGTAAGGCTATGATAAAGCCTACATTTAAACCTAATGAACATACAAGAAGCATATCCTGTTTAAATGAGTATGGTATCATTTCTATAATTTTATTTTTCATACTGTAAATTCACCATCTTCGTATGAAGCTCCTGTTGAGTAAAGTTCACTCTGCGTCCTTGCATATTGTCTTGAATTTCTCCGCCATTTAGCTTTATTGTTTCAAGATACTCACCTCCGTCCAGAAGGTAGTAGTAATTTGTTGGAAGCACTCTGTAAAGTTGTGTTAGTTTTGCTAGTTGCAGTGCTTCATCTGCTAGTTTTGGATTCGTACCGTCGCCCAACACTTTTTCTATCGCACTATCAATAGTGCTTTCACGTTGTCGGCGTCTGCGGTCTTCCTCTTCTTGTTCTTTGTCAATCTTTGCTTGTTGCTGCATCTGCTGCATAACAAACTCATCGTTCAGTGGATCTACAAAGGGTATCTCCGGGACTTCCACCTCTTCTTTATAGCCCGGACAGCTTGGATCGCTTTGCGGATCAGAACAACTATCGTATTTATAAGTATAGATAACATTCGCATCTTCTACCGAGCCTTCTCCCGTCCAAGTAATTGAACCATCACCCCAGTATTCTGTGGGAACATTTGGAAGAATAAACTTTCTTCGTATTGTATTTCCTGGCTGTCCAGTCCAGTTATCCGCAAACTGAAATACATATCCATCGCCTTGTGCGTTTTCATTCTGGACGTATACAACCATTTCGCTCTCTGGATCTTTTACAGTTGTATATTGATACACGAGACCGTTTACTTCCAAGCCTGTATAAGCTGGAAGAATATTTGTCATTACCCAGTTGAGTCCTGTGGCAGTGCTTGTGCCGTAAACTATTTCAGAGTGCGAGTAAGGCGAGAAGCAAAGCAGCAACGCCACTAGCCCCGATAAGTGTTTTCTCATCTTTGTTCAGCTCCTTATGCTTCTCTGAAATTTCTTCAGGACTTGACTCTTCTGCCGTTTCCCAGGCAGCTTTTGCATCTGCACCTACGAGACCATCTTTTGGACAAGGTGTACCAGCATTCATCATTGCGTCAAATACTCTGTTGTCTTGACACATTACGGAAACTGCTGCGACTTTCATTCCCATATCGTAGAGAGTTTTCGCATTTTTGAGCATCTCACAGTTATCATCTGTAATTTGTGTGCCGGTTGATACACCGAGTATCTGTGTTTGCACTGCACCCGCTACACCGAAAGTGCAGAGGTCAGAGTTAGAGGTATTGATAGTAGGACTAATCGCTGAAGGAGGAGGCGATTTTAGGGTAGTCGTCGTCTGGGACGTTACTGTAGATTCAGTAACGATCGGCTCATCTTCTTGTGCAAAAGCAAGCGTCGTTAGTAATGACCCAAGTAAGATTGGATAGAGTTTCCGAAACATGAAACTTTCTTGCGCTAAATGCGTCTTGGGTAATCATAGCTCCCCCGAGTATTTGTATATTATGCCACGAGGGAGCTGGGAAGTCAAGAACTTTTTTTCAAATTGTGAACTGCATCACAAAAATTATGTAATTCTAAATATTACGAAGTTTCCTTCCGGATGATAGCTATTGGGGTTTCTTTCCCCATAGGCAGTTCCAACTGCACTACCGCCCCTGTATCTAAAAGTTGTTAGTGCCGCAGAAGTAGTATTGAGTATGCGAAGGCCTAAAACATGAACTCCTCCCCCTCTACGATCATCTATACCAAACTCAGGGTCAAGATACCTTCCGGCATAGTACTCTACAAACATAGCTGTAAGAGCTCCTGCAACATAAGAGTTACTAGGATCCATTTGATTCAAACTTGATACTGCAACTGAAGTGTCTGTGCTGTAGAGAGGAAGCTCAAACTCTGAGAATGTAGTAGCTACAGGGGCAACTACTCCGTCGGCTCCTGTAGTTACATCATAGTCTCCATTTTGACTTGTTCCAGAACTAAACTGATTAGCAGCTATAATATTATTTGCAATAGCTTGTCTGTAGTCACTTCTCCATATTACGTCCCCTGAGCTATCTCTAAACTCTAGTCCGTAGTTGGAGGCACTTCCTCCATAGTATTCCGGACTTCCTGTTCCGGGCACTAGCATTGCAAGTTTATAGTTTGAAAGTGGGGTTGGCTTTACGAATTGCATAAGTACAGTCTTGTAGGAGCCATCAGGATGCTTTACCCCTGTTAGAGTAGGCGGAAGAATAGTTACTGAGCTAGAACAACGAAGTGCAGGTATGGGCGGCCCGTCTGCACCAGGATATCTACCTTGAGTAAGTTCTAAGTAAATAAAGAAAGTTTCATCATTTTGATAAAGAGTTTGGGTACTCAAGACAGGATTAATATCAATTATCTCTCTTACACTAAATACTTCAGAGCTTTCATCAATTACGGTTTGATTATCCCCATTATTTATAATCATTCCATAATTTACTGCGGTTCCTCCTATAGTCGCGCCTTTATGTTGTAAAACTTCTATATTTACACTCTGAGCGGATGTAACCCGTCCTACTCTTACATTGATATTTCCATTTCCTCCTGTAACAAAAGTTGCAGGAAGTCTAACAGAGCCTCCGGTTCCTTGAGCTGTTGTAGTATCTCCATCAATTGCAATAACACAGTTACTTGTAGTTATTCCAGTAAGTCCTGTGTCTACATCTGTATGTGTGGTTGTACTTAGTGCGACTGCAGAGGTTGTCGCAAATATTTTTCTCAATACTGTATGACCTTCGGTAAAAGAAGTAACAAGCGTTCCTTGGTCGTCATATAATGCAACTCCATAGTTTTCTAAAGTAGGATCATTTGTGGGCGCAGTGGTAGTTGCAAGTACAGAAAAAGTAGAATTTGGACAATCTTTGTACAAGCCACTTCCTCCGTTAGCTGTAGTAACTCTTGCTTCTACGGAGTAGGTTTTTGGAAACCCAGGGTTTGGAGGAACATCTGTTACAGTTATATTTCCATACCCTACTCGACTCTCATGAGAAGTACTAGAATCTTTTATTCTGTATTCAGATATGCTTGAGTTAGCGCTAGATGTGCCGCTAGTATTAGAGATACTTTGAGTAAAAGTATTAGACGTAGTAGCAATTTCTATGCTACTATTACCTACATCTATTGATAAATCAGGTTGTACAGAAGTTCCTATATAGTACGTACCGTCAGAAAACGATCCATTTCCTGAGGTCATTGCTACGGTAACAAGATCTGCTACTGTAATTGATACTCCTGTTTTTATTGTTTTATACTGAAAAGAAGTGGTTAGAGTTAGATTATTTGTATTTGTCCAATGCGTACTAGCAAATCCTGATGCGGTTGCTGTGTTTGAAGGTGCAGGCCCTCCTCCAAGGCTGATGGCATTTTTGTTGAATCCTACACGATCTCCGGGGTTTAGTTGAAGGGCTGAAGTGCTAGATAATCGTACTCCGCTTCCTGTGAGACTCCCATCAATGAAAGTATCACTTTGTTCTACTTCTATGACGCCATTGATAGTTACAAAATAATCTATGCCTGTAACGGTAGTAGTTGTAAAAGTATCCGAAGCACCTCCAACAGTAAGCGTAGTATTTACTGCGGTATCAAATGACGCTGAAGAGGTATGACGAACTGTAAAAGTATCACCATTTACAGCAGTACCGGATGTAGACGTATATGCCCCTCCATTCTTACTATAAGTGCCTCCACTTACCGATACTGCAACACTTCCCGTAATTCCAGTGACTGTAATTTGATTCGATGTCTGGGTAGTGCTTCTAGTAACAAGTGTTAGGTCTGTGAATGTAAAAGCTGATTGACGGCTGATAGTAAAGCTGTCTCCAGTATCATCATACTGTGCATCACCACCATCTGCTACAGGTCTTCGTACCTGCATTTTATAGCCTGCAGAAGTACCTTGAACGTCTGGTAACTCGTTTGCAGCAATAACGAATGTATCGCTCGTTACATTGGTTCCAAAGTCTACTTGATGTCCAGAAACCTGTGGAGTATTCGTATCTGTCGTAACGAGTCGATACTCGTCAATTGCAGTCATACCAGTAATAGTTACGTTTACAGTACTAGTACTTCCTGGAGATATTGTATTTACTGCAGGAGTGGCGGTAATAACAGTGTCTGGATTTCTATAGGCCGGAGTAAAGTTTTCTGGGTAAGAAGCACTATTTGCACCGGACCCTTCTCGCCTTGCATAGTATGTAGCTTGTGTACCACGAACTGCTGCAAATGCTGTTCCATTTGCTACAAAAGTAACATTATTGTTGGATACTTTTAGAGTACCTCCAGAGCCGCCAGAAGCCGTAACAGTAATGTTTACATTATCATCGTTCGTTCCGGGATCACTGAATACAAGATCTGTAGGAGTAGTAACAGACTCTGCACTTCGTGTAACTGTAAAGGTATCATTTGTTGCGAAGAACGTACTTCCATCTCCACCTGTAGAAACCGCTCTTCTTGTAAAAAGCTCATAAGTAGTTGTGTTATTTACCGTAGGCAAACTACCTGTAAAAGTAATGTTACCATTGCCATCACGAGAACCAAGATTTGTACTGCCATTATTTAGACGAACTGCAACTGTGTCTGTAGATCTAGCCATTCCACTAACAGTAGTAGTTGCAGAAGAAGCATTGAATGTTATAGTAGGAGAAGTACCTGCTACAGCTAAATCAGGGTTTAGAAACCCTACAGTATTTGCTTCGGGATAGCTGCTAGAAACTACAGTCCCGCTGATTGTTCTAGCGTAAATAGTTTTTGCAGTGCCTCGAGTGAAGTTAAACGAAGTGCCGTTTGCAAAGAAATTTACATTATCTTCCGATACTTGCATGGTACCGTTTGTACCATTCTGTGCAGTACAACTAATACTGACTGTAGCAGACGCAGTACCAGGATCTGCTGCAAATACTATATCTGTAGGAGCACCGATTGTTTGACGACTAATACTAAACGTGTCTCCAGTATCGTCGTATCCATTATCACCACCGTCTGCTACAGGTCTTCGTACCTGCATTTTATAGCCTGCAGAAGTACCTTGAACGTCTGGTAATTCGTTTGCAGCAATAACGAATGTATCACTCGTTACATTGGTTCCAAAGTCTACTTGATGTCCAGAAACCTGTGGAGTATTCGTATCTGTCGTAACGAGTCGATACTCGTCAATCGCAGTCATACCAGTAATAGTTACGTTTACAGTACTAGTACTTCCTGGAGATATTGCAGTTACTGCAGGAGTAGCTGATATATTGGTATCAGGAGTTCTATATGACGGTGTAAAGGTTTCTGTACGAACAGCAGATACTGAACCCCCTGTCCCTTCTCGTCTTGCGTAGTAAGTTCCTTGTGTTCCACGAATTGCGGCAAAAGCTGTTCCATTTGCTACAAAAGTAATATTATCGTCAGATACTTTCAGAGTACCGCCAGAACCACCAGAAGCCGTAACAGTAATGTTTACGTTATTGTCGTTCGTTCCGGGGTCACTGAATACAATATCTGTAGGAACAGTAACAGATTCTGCACTTCGTGTAACTGTAAAGGTATCATTTGTTGCGAAGAACGTACTTCCGTCCCCGCCGGTAGATACAGGCCGTCGTGCAAAAATTTCATATGTTGTAGTATTGCCTACACTCGGAAGACTGCTTGTAAAAGTAATATTTCCACTACTAGTACGAGTAGCAAGGTTTGTACTACCATTATTCAGACGAACTGCGTAAGTCTCTCCCGTAGTGGCATTTGTCAGATTTGTGGTTGCGGAAGTTGCATCGAATGCAATTGTGTCATTCGATGCGGTTACAGCTAGATCAGGAGAAAGGAACCCTACGGTATTTGCTTCTGAATAACTACCTGAAGCTACGGTTCCGTCAAGACGGCGAGCATAAATAGTTTTTGCTGTACCACGAGTAAAAGTAAACGAAGTACCGTTTGCAGACCAGTTTACATTATCTTGAGATACTTGTAGTGTACCATACGTTCCTCCGCTAGCTGTACAAGTAATACTAACTGTAGCAGACGCAGTGCCGGGATCTGCTCCGAATACAATATCAGTAGGATTCGTGTGAATCTGCCGAGTAATCGTAGCGGTTGCGCTTGTGCTGTCGTATCCATTATCACCGCCCGAAGTTACGGGATTTCTTACAAAACAACGATAAGTTGCAGTATTCGCCGTACCTTGCAGATCTGGTTGCTCTCCACTACTGATTGTAATAGAAGCATTGCCGCTTGCATTGAACGTAGCACTCCCTACAGATACTCCCGAAGCCAGAGGAGTGTTCGTATCTTGAGTACGGATTTCTACTACTTCGCCCTCGGTTCCGCCGGATACATTAGCAGTGATATTTGCCGTGGCTCCAGGACTGATGGACGTTGATGTAAATGATAAACTAACTGTAGTATCTGGAGTAACGTAGCCTGCGGTAAATGCTTCTGAATAGCTGGTACTAACTCCGCCTGTTGCATTACGGCGAGCATAGATAGTTTTTGCTGTGCCACGAGTAAAGGTAAAGTTTTGAGGGCTATTGAACCAATTTGTATTATCCTGAGATACTTCTAAGTTACCGCCAGAACCTCCGGAAGCAGTACACGATATAAGGACTAGCTCGTCTCTTGTTCCTGGATCTGATCCGAATACAATATCCGTGGGCGCTGACGCGTCTCGTGCAGCGACGAACGTTTGAATATTTGAACGAGTACTTCCATTACCTCCCGAAGCGGTGGTACGGTAAGCAGTTATATAATATGTTTTTGTGCCGCCTATTGCCGGAGCATCAGATACTGCGAGAGTTCCGTTGCCAGTTCGTGATCCTTCAATAGTTCCCGTATAGCTAGTAGTCCTTACTTCGTATACTGTATTGCTATTTCCGCCTGCAATTGAAATATTGAATGAAGTAGCTCCGGAAGATAAATCCTGTGTGCCAATTGTGGTAATGGTTGTGTCAGGGCTTAGAAACCCTACAGTATTTGCTTCGGAATAGCTGCTAGAAACTACAGCTCCATCGAGTCTTCTAGCGTAAATAGTTTTTGCAGTGCCACGAGTAAAGGTAAACGAAGTACCGTTTGCAAAGAAATTTACATTATCTTCAGATACCTGTAGTGTACCATTAGCGCCACCACT